ATGGCTTCGCCAGCAGATTATGGTAAATCAAGGTCAACCTATGCCTTAAGATGACCGGACTATAAAATAAGACCATTTTTGAAAGAACAAAAACGTTTTAAATGAAAGAGCCGTGCAGCCGGCTTAATAAAAGCTGGCTTTTCTTTTGCCATTACAAAAACTTTCCTTATATTTGCTATGAGATAAGAAACTGAAAGGATCTGAGGGCATGCGGTGATTTTTAGAAAAGATATACCAATTGGTACAAAGAGCCTACAGAGTACGGGAATGCCCTCCCGGAAATGTGGGCTTTGTTGTTTATAGAACATACGGATTTGGAATTGATGGACTTAATGTTGAAGTATCTATACGAAGAAGTTAAGCCACAGTTTGTGAAATATTTGAGTTACATGTTTACTAACATATGATCCTACGGATAATGGATCAGTATATCACGTACATTTACAAACGAAAAACGTATTTTTCATAGTTAAGGTCGGGCGTCCAGATAGTGATATTCAGACGCTCTTCCTTTTTAAAACAGCAGTTTCCCATCCTTCTTCTCCATCACCGCATTGAAAACACTTTTGTAAATTTCATACAACTCCTTTCTACTTTCCGGTCCCGGCCAATCAGCAAAAGATTCTCCTGCAAAAAATTTCCAAGCGAAGATCCGTTTGGCTTTTTCGGATAAGCCTAATTGATCGATTATGTTCCGGACATCCTGCATACGTTCCCGGATATATTCGGTATGATCTGGGCTGTCGTCGGGTTCGTCGATGATATTCAGCCGTCGCCAATCTACATTCTCATCTACCGGAATAGGCTTGTATTTATGCCGGTATGGAGACGTGTCCGAGGTAACGTTTAACTTTATCATTTGCAGGATATAGAAGTCAAGTTCAGTGTATTTACCCTGTTTGGCTTCCATTAATCGGGTGAGATACTCCGGGGGCTTTTGAAGCAGCATACACATTACCTCGTTCAATACGTCAATAGCTTCGTCTGTCATTCCGGCAAGTGAGCAGTGATACTTAGCGTAATCCAGCCACCTGTCGTAACGTTTTTCAATATATTTATTCAATGCCTCACTTGCCATAGTCGTCTTTATTTGATATATTTGTTTCTGATTGTAAGAGGGTGGCGCTGTGAGGCGCTGCCTTTCTTTTATCTAAGATATTGGAAATAGTTGTTCCATTCTTTTTTAGCCAATTTAGGGGCGAATGAGAATAGGTATCCTAATGATTTTAGGACAATCCCGGCGATAAGAAACAATCCACCTATACATATTGAAATAAGAAAGGGAACAGTGAGTAACATTGCTATGATTTTTATATTTACTTTCATGTTTATTCCTCCTCTTCGTTCGTATCAAAAAGATTTGCCATCATATCAACAATATTCGTCTGGATATTATCTTCAGCTCCTAATACGGCATTACTGATATGCTTCTTTTCTTCGATGATCCTGTAGAGCTTCTGGTCAATCGTCCGACGGCCGAGCAGGTAGTAGCAATTCACTGAGTCTTTCTGCCCGATGCGATGGGCACGGCTTTCTGCCTGATCACAATCTGCATACGTCCAAGGTAGCTCAATAAAAGCGACATCACTGGCTGCTGTGAGCGTAATACCGGCACTGGCTGCTTTAATGGAACAGATGATAACGTCCGTCTTCGGGTTCTTTTGAAAGGCATCGACAGAAGCCTGCTTCTCCTGCATATTCTGTCGTCCGGTGACGCAGACGGCGGAAGGAAAAGCTATCATCAGGCGGTCTACAATTTCATGTAGGTTACAGAACAGGATAATCTTTTTCCCATTTTCCCGGAAGTCCTTCACGAAATCGATCACCTCTTTTAGTTTCCCTCGTGCGGTAATGTCTTTCAAGATACCGATACGGACCATTACTTCGCCCTTCAGCGATTTCTGAATCTTCTCGTCGTCCGCTTCTTTATATCGTTTCAGGTAATCGATCAAGTCGCGTTCAGCATCCAGATATTCTTTGCGGTTCGTTATCTCACAGGAAACAATCTGACGCACTTTGTCCGGTAGTTGGGTGAGTACTTTCGACTTTTCTCTGCGGAAGAAGCAGTGTTGCCATAGCTTATAATTTAGCTCCTTTAGATTGCTCGCTTGGTTAGGACCTGAACAGTACCGAAGCATGAAACCTTTCCATCCTCCCATATCGATCATGCGATCCATGATACCTAATTGTGCTACCAAGTCTTTTGGCTTATTGACGACTGGAGTACCGGTCAGCAGGATAATATACTCCTTTCCGGTCGCAATACCCTTACAAAACTTGGTCTGCTGGGTGGCTGTTGATTTTACTTTATGCGATTCATCTATTATCACGGACTTGAACAACTTGATTGTGTTGTGAAATTCGACATCTTTCAAAGTCCATTTCTCCGCTTTCGTGATTCGTCGGACAAAGTATTTCCGCAGGCTCTCATAGTTTACGATGAAAACCTGATTCATTCCGGTTTACCAGAAGAAAGGCCAGCTGTCGCGGACAGAGTCGGTCAATACCATCGCTTTCTTGTCCGTAAACTTATGCCATTCCCGTTGCCAGTTGATCTTGACTACATTCGGGCAGATGACCAAGCATGGGAAGGCTCCGGCCTTGTTGATGGTGGCGATGCTCTCCAGCGTATTGTGTGTTACGATATAATTGTTAGTCAGGTACAAATGATCCGGAGCGGTCACGCTTATACATACGGAATCTTCCTCCCTGACATATTCGATGGACGAGATATAACGTGAGCAATAGTTTGTCTTTTTGATATTCCACTCGGCGGCTTTCCGTTTGAGATAGAACGGGCAAACCTTGATTCTCACGTTTACTTGAAACTCCACACCTTTGCCTTCATTTCGCCTGTCGTACCTGCGTATAATTGCCTGTCCGCCAAGAGAGCGTACCAAAAGGGCGACATCACGTGCCATGCCATAGGAAAGGGTACTGTAGGTGATCCTGTTTTTCTTCCCTGAGCCATCTGTGTCCATCAAACCGCGCAAGAGGTCGATGCGTTGCTCCACCGATCCGTGCATATATTCGTATGGTATGAATTTCTCGATACTCGGTTTGTCGGCTTCGAGCCGTTTTATCTCTTGGTAAAATCGGTTTTCATAAACTGTTGGGTTCTTGTTGATGTTGTATCGCGGACATGTGGCGTAATCGTCCCGAACTAACAGCATATCGCCGGGTAAAAGTTTTCTTACCCTGTCGGCAATAGACGCATCCATGTCAGGCGTAGAGAAAGACAGTCTTCCGTTGCCGCTGCAAAGATGGCCGTCCCCCAAGAGTACCCCCATGATGTAAGGATGGATGATGTATAACCTTTCCTTATACTTTACCGGTTCGCACATTGGAATTTCCCATTTCCGTCTCGTATAGCTGCGCCCAAGTTCTTTCAGGTTATAGGTTACGCCAGAATCCATAATTTCCTGTGTCGTTTTTGTGATCCATCCTTTTCCCCTTCTTCTGCGGTTGACATCTCGTACGCACCACAGATGCTCCGGTCCGCATTCACAAGATACGCCATCTGAGAATGTGACTTTGAACACGCGGCGTTCTTTTTGCGGGAACACGCCGCTGACAGCATATACGTTTCCATCCTTACCGAATATCTCGTCTCCGATTTGTAACTCTCCGATTCGCCTAAAACTGTTTGGAGTAGCCACATAGCTACTGACTGGTTGTTGTTTGCCAAGTCCCATATCATCGCCATTAATAAACCGTTTCAGTTGCAGGCCTCGTGCAATTCCTTGCAGTTGGTAGGGGTAAGGCTGCACTTTCAGTCCATGATCACCGTCCAGCTCTGGCATATCCGGTATTTGGAAAGCAACATCTTCCTCTGTCTGTGATTGGGAAACCATTCCCCATTGTACCGGTTCGAAATGACGGACGTAATAGGTAAGTTGATCCAATTCAGCTTTACATTTATTGGTCGCCGGAATCAGCCATGCGCCCGTTTGTTTGTCCCACCAGCGGATGGAGACAGAGCTTTTCAGCTTGTCTACAACCTGCTGGCGGTATCTATCAAACGTCACCGCATAACATTGTCCTTTTTCTGTATTTTGCAGTGTAATTGTCATAGTGATAAGTGTTATGCAAATTTGTCAAATGCTTTTATCTCTTCGGCAGCCTCCTGCATTTCCGCTTTTTTCCGGCGACCGCGTTTCTTTGGTTTGGATTCAGCCTCGCCAGTAATATCGGATTCTTCGGGAACATCGAAATCAAACGATTCTTGTTTGATTCCATATTTCCCACCGAACAGGTATGCGTCCACCTCGTAGTCAAGACGGCTGATTATCTGTTTCAAAGCCTCCCCATACGGATATCCCTCGCCGGATTCGTCCTCGAATTTGGTAAACGGGACGGAGAGGTTAAGGACTTGTCCGCTTTTCAGCAGCTTTTGTGCTTGAATGGAAACGCCGGCCGACTCGTCTGATCCACCTTTGCTGTACCCCGTGACAACGATATTCTTCAGCTTTTCGTTCAGATCATCCTCCGATGGGTTTTCAATATTCACGACTTGAGCTTCCTGCATTTCGCAAATCTTGACAGCATGGGGCTTTAACAGGCTTATGGCATACAACAGGTCTGGATGGACGAACTGCTGGGACGATTTGGTTACTTCGTTCTTGTAATTGGCTTCTACAAACCGTTCGGTATAGTCAGCCGTCACCTGGTTGTTTTTGAGTTTAACTTTCTGGATTTCATACACAGGCTGTTCTTTTACTAATTCTTCTTCCATACTTTCTAAAATTTAGGATTGTTATAACTTTTCGGCCCTAAGGCCATTTCTGCTTTTGCTTTGCTGATGAGAGTACGGCACCACTCCAACTGGTGTGTCGCTGTCCGGTTCAATCTTTCACACCAGTCGACCAAATATTGTTCTTCTTTGCATAAGCTGTCGATGATGGCATTTACAGCTTTAGAGGTTGCTCCGGCTCGAGATGCAGTTTCCCGTAACGTATCGAATACCTCCGATTTCTTTTTTCCGTTCAGGTGGTATTTGGCATCGGCTAGTAACTTCCCGGTTCGGGCGATATAGACGGCCAGGTCATTCCCACGTAGAACGGCTTCGGCAACTTCTTCACTCATTGTAATATTTAAGTATGAGTCAATAGCTTCCAGTTCTTCTGCTATCTTGTCTGTCGGTGTGATATTCAGATTCATGATTTTTATTTTAAGATATAATCATTGCCACATTTGCCGCAATGGTGTACATTAAATGTATCTCCTGAGTATGTCTGTAATTTCTTGACGAATACAGGAGAACCGCATTTAGGGCATTTCTTTGCCAGCTTATATTTTAGCCAGCCGATTAGAATTAAAATTAGATTCTTCATATTTCTAACTTATAAGCATCCACCATCGGAATGCGAGCTCTTCATATTTTTCTTTCCCTTTCCGGTAGGTCAGATCGCCTCGTTTGATGAAGGCCTTAAACACTTTCTGATTCTTTTTAGAGATACCGTATATGAAATCCTGCCTGCTTCCGGCGATGTCCATGTACCAAGCGCGGGAGCGATCCCAATCGAAAAAGTCGATAGCTTCGTCAAACTGCTTTTGAGATTGAGCGAAGGTCGTTTTCAAATCTCCTCCAAAGCCAAAATCATGTAGCCACCAGTCCCATTTACATCGGGTGTCAAGAGTGTACTCAAAGTTTCCATATTGAAATTTTTGAGCTTTGTTTACCATAAATCTCTGCGTGTCGGCTTTTGCCAGTACCTGTGCCAGGAAAGGGTCCCGGCGAGCTTCCATCCGGAGTGATTTAATCATTGCCAAAGCCAGCTCCCAATCTTCGCCGGAATACAATACATCGTCTACCATTCGCTTGTCATACCGTACCCGTTCCTGTTCTGTTAGCATTGCATCTACCAGGCTTCCGAATCTGAAAGCTTTCTCCTTATCCCCGTATTGTGTCCGGGGATAGAGGAGATTCTTTAATTCTGTCAGGTCGGAGTTGCTAACCTCCGACCGTTGGTAATACGTATCTTGCATCTTCTTCTTTGAGTTTTAGGTATTCAATGACGGCAAAGTCAAATTCAAAATTATAGGTGTTATCCATTAGCCACCGGAACCATTTGCGACCTTCGTCTGTATCGAGAATCTTTTTTAAGATACCGGGTTGCTTCCGGTATTTCCCGAAATTTATCCATGAGGACAGATAGAGTTTCTTTTTCATATCATTTGGCTGTTACATCATCGACATACTTCACGAATGCAGACTGGATTTGCTCTCCGTCCTTATTCACAACTTTCTCGCAATAGGTTATCATCTTTTTATGAACCTTCTCCAAATCTTCCATCGACATATTGATTCCTTCGCGAGTGAACCACATCTGATAAACTTGCAGAAATCCCTGCGGATTGGTAATCTGGATTTTCTTTTTGACTTTTGCTTTCGTCGGAGTAGACGGCATACTAGCAGCAGAGAAATCGAATGCAGCTTGTACTTCTGCAGCTGCTTTTTCAGTTGCTGCTTTGGCCTTAGCCTCGTCTTCCAAACGTTTGCGTTCTTCTTCCTGTTTGCGAAGTTGTTCCTGTTGTTCTTTTTTGCGTAACTCTTCCTGTCGGGCAGCTTCTTCTGCATTTGTACGACGTAGTTCTTCCTGTTCTTCCAACTGTTTCCGGAGGGAAGATAGACGGTCGATTAGAGACTGTTTCAAATCTCCCAACTCAAAAGAATAACGCTCTGCATACTCCGCTTTTTTGATAGAGGCTACTTCGTTTTTTATGCTGGATCGGGTAGCAGCATCTATATAGAACGTCTGGAAAGTGTCTTTGACATTGTTGACAAAGTCGGTCCAACTGAAAGTAACATTTGCCTCTCTGATTTGTCGGCAAACATCATTGTATGTAGCCAATGTGGCATGGTTATACATGCTATTCAAGGCATTGATGTGCCGGCTGACATAATTAGCATAGGTGTTTTCAAGTAACAGGGTGATATCTGTCTTGTATTGTGCCTTTTCATTTTCGGCCATTTGCACTCTACGGGCTTCTTCTTCGCGTCTTTTCTGTTCTTCTATCTTTTGGGTAGCATATCTGTTTCGAGCTTGTTGAAGCTTGAAAGGAATGGTTGCTGCTGATTTGACATCGATTGCGGACTCTAAAGTTGTGAACGAATTGCTTATAGTGCTTAGAAGCTGCGTCAATGGTTTACGGCGCTTGTTCATGTTCTTGACTGTTACTTTCGTCTTCGCCAAATACTCTGAGACCGCCTCGTCCAGTTCATCCGAACTAATACCTCCCGCTGCTTCAATGGTGTCCAAAAGTGCTTGGCCGGCTTGGTTGCAGGCCGATACGGAAGTCTGGTTGCGTTGCAAGGTGGCAGGAGCCGATTGCATGATTTGATTGAACTCTTCCACTTTGATAAGAGAATAGTTAGCTTGTGTAGCCATTTTGATAAATTTTTGAGTGATTGATTGAGTTTATTAAAATCCGGCTTCTTCATCTTCTTGTGATATTTGAGCAGTTATACCTGATGCGGGAACCGGTTCTGCTTGCGGTTGCTCTCCGAATTCCTGTAAAGGATTTTCTGATCGAGGTTGAAGAGCCTGAGGTTGTTGTCCGGCTTGATTGGGCTGGATAACGGTTGTTTGTTCTAATCCGTAGTCAATATCTTGCGGTTCTTCCTGTGTCTCGAATACAGTAAATTTCCCGGTTCGAACTTTGGGGTATCCGTCGAATGCGTGTTTAATCAGCTTGCTTTCCAAGAATCCCGGATCGATACCCCCCTCATTAGAAGTATAGAGGGCGTTTGCCTTGCCTTCTTTCTGTCGGGTTTGCGGATTCCAGCGTTGATTGTTTTTGAAGCTGTATGCCTCCAGGCGCTTGATATCGCCCTCCATCATCCAATGCCAGTCCACAGTGCCGTCAGCACGGACGATACGGATAAAGCCGCCGATAACCTTGTTCGATTTGCGGGGGCAGGATGCCTGGTAGGTAACTGTCTTTACGCCTTCGACTAAACCGGGAGAGAAGGTATCGCCTTCATAGCAGACAACTGGATTATCCACATACCGAACCTGTCCGGCACGCTGGCGCATCACCAATTCGCCATATCCGGTGATGGACAGGTAAGCACGTTGTTCGTAGATGTCGTTACCATTGTTATCCTTATAGCCGGTCTTCGTGTTGCGTGGAAGAACATAGCAGTGGGGGCGTCCCGTTGGGTCAAGGGACAGGCCGTTTACGGCAATATCCAAGAAGCAACCGTATAAGGACAAGGGAGTACATCTTTGCAACTCCGGCCTGTCCTGTAAGATTTTCCGGAAGTTGAACTTTTCCTTTTCATAAATCTGTATTCCTTGGTCGGTTCCCCAGATTGCATTGTACATGAGTATGAACTTTTGTTCTACTCGGCTGTCGTCCGCAATCATGAGCGGATTCAGCTGATTTAGTTCAGCCACTTTGATTTGAATTTGATTTGACATGATTCTATCGTTTAAAAATTAATTACCAATGTTTCTTTATCGTGTAAACCATTATTATGCAACTGGATACAGTGATTATATGCTGGAAATAGCCCAAACAGATAGCAATAGTTCCCAGTATGGCAAGCATTCCGAAAAGAATGCAAAATCCCCACCTCGTTACTTGAGCGAGCTTTAAATCATTGATTTTCATTATTAGAATATATTTCTGAAATTTTGCTTTTAGGAAGTGCGTTGCCCAATGCATCCATTGCGCTAGCGGTTTCCAGTTCGGAGCGTTTGAAGTAATACTTCCCGCGTTGAGAGTTTCCTGTCGGGTAGCCGGTTATTCTGCCTTTTGCCCTCCATTCATCGACCAGTTTCTTTGAGTATTCCCGTTCAGCATCAGCGGCAATTACTATTTCAGAAAGGAGGCCTAAACCTTTCAGTGTCGCAATTGTGCCTATTTTAATGCTGGCGGCTACGATTTTTTGTAAGTTTATTTCTTCCATATTTAAGCAATGTCGTTTACTATTAATACTTTGGGTTGTAGAGATTCGAGTCGGATTTTAGTGTAAACACCCTGCAACGCTTTGCCTGGGATGCCTTGCTTAGTTATTAATATTAAATTTCGAATTCAGATACTTCTTCAATTCTGTATCTTCTTATTCTTGATCGCCTGCCACGTCTTATATCGTCGTTATGATCTAAAGCGATCTGCAAGCAAATGATAAGAAGGAAAGAGAGAGCGACGATTGATCGCTGTAGCTGGGGAAAGTCGATGTTTAGAGCAAATGCTCTATTAGCCCACCATGCCCCGAGTTCATTAAGTTTGCTGGTTCCAGTCTTTTTATAGGCTCTATCTAGTATTACGTTGATAGTTCCGTAAGCGGTTCCAAGCCTATCGACCATTTCCTTTTTGGCTAAACCGCAAAAGGCTAAGCCGGCGATTTGATTTTCACGCTTGGTAAGAGCTGTGTCAGCTTGCAGGTTCATGACGTAGCTTTTTCTAACCCGGCGGCTGTCTCCGCTATATCCTGCATTGCTTTAAGGTTCTCTTGTGCCATGCGGACCGCAACGGCCATCACCTTCGACTTGTAAGCTGATCTACCGGAATGTTTGGCGTTCATAATATTGTGAACCGTACCGGTTGAGCAACCAACTTCCTGAGCTATTGTTTTCTCGTAGCCAGCCGGAAGATTCGATTTGATAATGTTCAATTGATTTTCCATATACATTATTATATTATAGTTTTCTTGGTTCCCGGAAAGGCGGCGAAACCCGTCCGGGATATATGCTATTATAGATTTTCCAGAATGAACTTGTTGTCACTGTCCCAAAGAGGAAGGTCCATCTTTAGTTTACGCTTGATCATTTCTTTTTGTCCGATCACATCAATTACTTTCTGGTGAAGATCTACGTCTCCGAAACGCTCTGCGCTAGTCAACATAGTACCAATCAAATCATCTATTACTTTTTTGGTTCCATTCAACTCAGCTTCTATTTGTAGAGCTTTGGCATTTTCCAGTTTGCATTCTTCGCCAGCCTTACCCAAAGAGATAATTCTTTCATAGTCATCGTTATTGTACATATCGATAACATCGAGGATTTTCAGTAAAGCTGCTTTTCTTTTGTTTTTTTTACCTTCCTCGCGTCCCATTCTACCCAGTTCAAAATTGATGAACTCAATTTCATGTTTTGCTTCTGCGATTGCAGATGAGAATGCTTTGCTTGCCATTTCGTGTTGTTTTTTTAGAGTAAATAATCTATTTTGCTTATTTTGTGTCCGTTTTATTTTGCGGATACATCCGTATTGCATTAACTTTATAGTACAAATGCAGAAATAAAATCTACAAAAGTCTATTTGTGTAGATTAAAAATCTTCATTTTAAGAATAATTAATGTTATATGGGCGAAAGTATTAGAGATAGACTACTTCTCTTTGTGGAATATAAAGGGTTAAGTGTGAGGGCATTTGAAGAATCCTGCGGGTTTGGTAATGGATTTGTTTCAAAGACAGGGGATACTATGCGTAAACAAAATGTAGATAAAATATCTACTGTGTATCCGGAATTGAACACGGTTTGGCTTCGAATGGGAGAAGGTAAAATGCTGAAGGAGACTTCCGGTAATGCAGTTCCTGTTGAGTGTGAGGTCGTGTCTCATCCGGATCGTGAACACATGCAACCAATACTTGATATCCGTGTTTGTGCTGGAAACGGTATAGGTTTAGAAGGTGATGAGAATAAAATCATGGAGTGGGTTTCAATTCCGGCATTCAAGGGTTGCAAAGGTATAATGGTCTTTGGTGACAGCATGTATGATAAGTACAAATCAGGCGATGTGATATTTGTACGCCCGATTGAAGGGCGCGATGATGTAGATTATGGTCAGTGTTACGTTGTCATAACTCGGGAAGATCGATATATAAAAAATCTGTACGAAAGCACTAAGGGAGATAATTATGTGACTATGGTGTCATATAATATGGAACTAAATCCTGATGGCCGTCGGAAATTTCCGGATCGTGATATCTCAAAGAATGATATCATGTTTCTCTACAAGGTAGCAGGTAAGTTAAGAAGAAATCAATTATAAAAACAACTTAAACAAGTATTATTATGAACTTATTCGCAATGTTCGCAGGGTTAGCAGGTGTAATACAATTGATTATATTAATTGTATTAATAGTGAAATTTATGCACTTAGTTTCGGATGTGGAACTTATTCGTATGAACCAAAGTAGGGTAGATCAAGATTACAGGATTGCCTTTTATAAGTATTTAGTAGCTGGAGACAAGGGGAAAGCCAAGGAAGTCTTATTTGATGAGATTGCTAAAACTAAAGAGTTTCGGCAGATAGTCCAGGGTGTAAATGAAAAGTATGCTAATGACTTATCAAGCCAATTGAATGAGAAGTTTAAAAAAGAACTTGACGTTTTGGATATGAATCAAGTCAAATTTTCAATGATATATGATTGATAATATTATTTGTATTAAATATAGAATAAAAAATGGAAACAAAAGAAATAAGCCTTCATGAAGCAAATCTTATTATAGAGAAAGAAGAAAGTCATTTTTTTGATCAAAAAGCAAAAGAAATTGATGGGAAAAAAATTCAAAAAATATCGGTTGCTCTTGCGAATACAGATGGTGGTGAATTTGTAATAGGTATTAAGGATGCTAAAGCGGAATCTGAAACTAGTAAAAGATGGGATGGATTTGATAAAATTGAAGATTACAATTTTGTTTTTCAAGCTTTAAATGAAATTGAACCTGGGCTGGATTATTCAGCCTTATTTCTTAAAGTGTTGGAATATAAAGGTTTAATACTAGTTATTAAAATAGACAAAAGTTCTTTCGTACATTGTACAGCCTCAAAGGAATACTATGTTAGGGTTGGAGCACAGTCTTTGAAGTTAAATAGTCAAGAAAAGATAATAGCTCTACAACATGCAAAAGGAACAACGTCATATGAGGATGAATTTGTTAGAACGGTTGTGCCAGAAGTTGTTTTTGAGAACGACAATATTAAGAATTTTCTATTAGGTATATCTCCCCATACAGATCCTATTGACTACTGTTTTAATGAGAATTTATTAGATACGAAAGATTGTAGTCCTAGGGTTGCAGGGTTACTATTATTTGCAAATAACCCTTCTGCTCATATACCTAAAAAATGTGCTGTAAAAATCGTAAGATACGAAACCAAGCAAGATGAGCCTGAAAGAGATTTTTTGAAAGAAACATTTACTATTGAAGGCCCAACATTTGAATTAATACAGAAATCAGTGAATAAAGTTTCTGATATTTTATCAAATATCCAAATATGGTCAACGGAAGGTCTTAAAACTATGGAATACCCAAAGGAAACTATTTGGGAAATAATAACTAATGCTATAATACATCGAGATTATTCTATATCGAATGATGTAATAATATATATTTATGATAATAGAATAGAGGTTGTAAGTCCTGGGAAATTACCGGGAATGGTTACAGTAGACAATATATTGGATACAAGATTTTCAAGGAATGCCAAAATTGTAAGAACTCTTAGTAAGTATAAAGATGCTCCCAATAAAGATATAGGAGAAGGTCTCAATACGGCGTTTGAAAAAATGAAAGAATGGAAATTACAACCTCCTACTATTGTGGAAAAGGATAATACTGTTATTGTAACTATACCTCATGTTCCACTAGCAAGTGCCTCTGAATTAATAATGAATTTTTTGAAAAAGAATGATCGAATAGCCAATAGACAAGCAAGAGAAATAACAGGTATAAAGTCAGAGAATTCTATAAAACAAGAATTTTATAAATTAAGAGATGGTGGTTATTTAGAAAGAGTTCCTAATTTGGGAGGAGCTTCTTCTGCATGGCAATTAACACAGAAAGGTATAGATAAGAATGCTGAATAAAACTTGAAAAAATGCTTATTATATATGATTGAAAATAAATAAACTGGAAATAATCATATCGAATATAGCTACAGTTTTGGGAGTGTTTAAGTAATAATATTGAGATTATGAGATTAATAGATATAAAACAATGTATTAATATCGCATTTGATAATTTGGATTTCAAAGTAAGTGATTTAGGAAATGGTAATTGCCGATTGCTTGGAGTCCAGGAGTTTAGAACTGTCTTGATACAATTGTATAACGCTGAATTTATTAAAAAAGAAGATTTTCAATTTTATGATGATGTTGTCAATACAATTAAATCAGATAAGCTGACTTATTCTAATAATTATCTTAGTTATATAGCTGATTATATAACGAAGATTAAGTTTACGGTTGAAATACTTCATAACTGGATAAATGAGTATTTACCGGAAACGGAAGATGAAAAAACAATTAATATAAAATTACCTCAAATCGAAAATTTGGAAAGATTAGCAGAAGTTAGTTCTTTGTTAGAGAAATCATTATCGGTAATTGTATATGAGAATGGAGGAGATCCTATAAAAGTGAAACAAATTGACCATGGTTCATTTTGGGTTATAATATCAGTTTGTAGTGTTCAAATAGTTAAAGCAATAGCAAAAGCTGCCAATTTTGCAGTGGAATTGGCTCAGAAAATAGTTGAATTAAAAAAGTCGATAGCATTGTTAGATAAAATGAATATTGAAAATCAAGCTATGGGTAACCTCTTGAAGTTGCAGGAATGTGCTATTGATAAATTGATTCAAGAAAAAGCAATGAATATGAATTCTGAGTTACCTGAAAATCCTGATTCTAATGAGAGAGTAAAAAGGTTGGAAAAATCAATAAAAGAATTAGTAAATTTAATTACTGATGGAACTGAATTTCATGCAGCATTAACTGCTTCGTCTGAAATTGTTAATGAATTTCCAGATTTCAAAAAAATAGATTATTTAAAAAATAGCGTAGGAGTCCTGTCAGAAAATAAAGATACAAAAGACGAAGTAGAACAAAATTGATAAAATCATAATTGGACAGAATATAAGTATCTTGACAAAGTGACAAAGACGAAAAATACCTAATTGGGTCCAAAGGGTCTGTTTATAAGGTATATAAAATTGAGCTTCAGGAAATGGTTTGATTTTATTTATACGCATAACAAAAT